TTAAACATTAAGACTCTGACTTAAATAATCTCTAACTTGGAATAGATTTAAGGAGAATTTGGATGCATCGTCTGGGTGAACTATTATGGAAAGTTTATTTGAAAACACTTGTTCCTGAGCTGCGTCAGCAAATGATTGCGCAACACGCTCAATTATTTTTTTCCTAGGCATCGCCACACGACCTCTCCCGGTACCAATCAGAGGCATAACCATATCGCCAAGCTCACCTTTACGCGCCATATTGGACCATAAACCTTCAAGCGCTTCATCCAGCATTCTGATATTAGAATATGCTGTTCCCTCTGAATTGATATGTGACATCGCAACCAAATAGAAGTTCTTACCATGCGTAGAAATACGAACAACAGTTCCTAAAGGATACTGTTTTTTCTTTCCTGGCTTATTTTCTACCTCAACATACTTTTCACGAGATAAAGAATCTTCAATTTGGCGATCTATTTCTTTAGTCTGACCATTGAAGAAAATAGTTGCAAACTGCCCTTGTAAGCTACTAGTTGAAATAAGACCTGAACTCATATCCGTATCAAAAGTAGAATTGGAGCTAATGATTATTTCACCATTTTCTTTAAATAAATCACCTATTTTCACCTCAAAAGAATAATCCTTTTTCGGAACTTTATAAACCACACGAGATACGGGGCGCCTTGTAAAAACAACAAAAAGGGTTGCTATTGCGATCAGAAAAAAAATCCCGTAGTTACTGTATTCTCCTTTCTCATAAATCTTAAAAGTATCGGCAAGATTTATTAGTAAATATAACATACCTAGAATTGAGAAGAACTTAGCTAAAGCTTCAGCTGAAAATATGGCATATCTCCAATATGCAACTGTTGTAATAGATTCCCACCAGTATTTCATCGCAGCGCTCCTCGTGCTTTAATTATCGTCAACATAATTTTGCATCTCCCTTGCCATTTTAAATATCATGTCACTACTACTTATTTTTATAACTGCCCTCTTTTTTTGAATGGTTAAACGAAAAGTTTATCCCATTTTGCTTATTCTAAATGGCATTTTTTAAAATAACCACTACTAAACCTTTAGCTGAGACTTCATTAGCTAAACACTCAAACTCACCATCATGGCCTGTGATTCGAATTTTATTCCCAGGTCGTTTAGAAACTGCATACACATCTAATGTGCCATCAATATTTAACAACCAGGAACCATTTGATAGCTCATTGACACCCATTTCAACCAGCCAGGATGATTTACCACTTCGCACAAAGTTCAAGTTTTTAAGGTTGACACCATCCGGGATAAACGACTCATCAATATAGCAAAAACCATCATCATCAAGTTTTCCGGCCAGAAGTATTTTTTTACTAATCATCGGTATTTCTGCGGCGGCGGTTTCCTCTTGAGGGGCTATGCCCATTTCGCCTGTAGCCAACCATTCAAGGGAGGCACCGGTATCTAAGGCGCAGGTAATCACTACGTCGCCAGGAAAATATTCTCTTCTGACCCACGTACTGATCGTGCCTGATGAAATGTTCAAATGCTCACCAAGTTCTTTTTGCGTCCTGAAACCATAGGCTTCAATAATTCTATTCAAAACAGCTCGGCCGCCAGACGAAAGCATTTTCTGTAGAAGATTGTGACCAGAAGATGAAGTGACTCTTTTTGTGATTTTATGGCCTTCATTTTTTGAAAATGCAAACTCACCGGTAACTAACCATTTCAAGTCAGCCCCTGTGTCCAATGCACATTTTATAATTGCATTGCCTGGAACACTCTTGCGTTGAACCCAGGCACTAACATTATTTGAAGGAACATCCAGACAGCTGGCTAAAGCTCGTTGAGAAGTAACCCCATAAGAGGAGGAAAGACGTTCAACGATATGCGCAGCACTGTCTTTAGTTTCAGGCATAGATCCACCAAGGTGAGCACGAAAGTGATTTACATGAGCACATTTGTGATCTAAAGTGAAAACACACCACATGTTACACAGTAGAACTCAAACTGCTTAAAAGGAGATTTTGCTTTATGTCTGAACAGAATGCAATTCAAGTAGCCGTTGATAAGACTGCCGTTTCTAAGGAATTGTTAAACTCTGTAGTATCCCAGTTGCTACCGGCTTTAGAATCAGCCCTGTCTGCAACCATCGTGAACTCAATAAGTTTGCAACTGACTACGCTCGCCAATTCCCCAACAATTTCTAAAAAAGATTTCGCTGCAATTAACGGCATCAGCTCTGCTGTCCTCGAAAAGTGGATCGCGAACGGTGTTGTACTTCTTGCCCCAACCCCCTCAACCACCATCACCCAGCAGCGCAAAAACCGCAAAACAGGTCAAATGCAAACTGTTGTTATGGAACGTCATGGCAATGCCCTGATCAATCTTGAGGCCTGGCGTGAGAAAAACCGTCAGCAAGCCATCAAGTGCCGCTACATAAATCGTTGAGTCAGATTATTCAAACTAGCAGGGACTAACAATGTTTGATTATCGCGTTTCCAAACACGCTCACTTTGACGATGCATGTAAGGCATTTGTGAATCGTCATAACCTTACCGAACTTGCCGCGCTGATGGGAACAAAACCCCAAATCCTGCGCAATAAGTTTAATCCTGAGCAACCTCATAAACTTACCTGTGAGGAAGTTCTTTTAATCACTGATCTGACTGAGGACGCAACTCTTCTCGATGGCATGCTTGCACAGATAAATTGCCTGCCGTCAGTACCGGTCAATGAAATTGCTACTTCTAATCTTTCAACCTACGCACTACAGGCAACTGCCGCCGTAGGTTCTATTGCAGCTGATGCAGTGAAAGGTGGTGCGGTTAGCTCTCAGCGTCGTATGTCCTTACTCGAAGGTGTTAATGCCGGTATTCGCCATCTGTCACTGATCGGTTTAGTTGTTCAAGGCCGAGTACAGGCATCCCCTGCCCTGGCATCTGCAGTTGGTGCTATTGCAAGCGTCACGACAAATGGGCTGATGTGAATATGGCTGTTTCTATTGCTCCATTTTTAAAACAGCAAAGTCCTTCTCGCCATTTCGGCCATGGTTGCATTGAATTGCCAGGTGGAAAGCGTTGGAACCCTTCAATGTCACAAGCCACTGCCCCGCAGGCCGTGAGAAATTCAAAACCGCTTTTAAAGCGTCTATTTAGTTGAGGTGATTATGTCTTTAGTGAATGAAGAACATATTCAAATAGGCAAAAAACATCTTTCCAGAATTAAAGAGATGCTTGAATTCAGAAAGAACGTAGCGCAGGAAACATTTGATACTCAGCCGCTGCATATGCGTAGAACAATCTGTTTTCATGCTGGCTTATCTCGTCGCCATCTTGAGATGAAGTTTGCTGAATTAACGCCGACGGAAAGGCATCAAGTAGTTGCGGCGCTAAATTCTTTGCTTGGTTTAACTGAATCACTGCCGAAATTTATCAGTGATGATGATTGCAAGATAAATATTAAACACTAACCCGTATTCAAACTAATTGGCGTCAACTCGCCGGGCACTCGTTTGCCCAAAAACAGGAGTTCTGCATGAAAAATATGATTGATAACACCCGTCAGAATATTGTTGGTTTGCCAGTTATGGGCATTGATTTAGCTTCACCAGAGCGAGATTACACATCAGTTCTTGATTTTTCATTGATGCTCGACACTGCTCGTAATGAAGAACGCGCTAATAGAGCGGTGGTGTTTGCCGGTCGCCTTGAAGCGATTGCCAGTTTCATTCTCAAACGTGAAATGACAGGAATTGAAGCTGCTGAAGCACTCCGCATCGAAGCGAACCGAATTCAAAGTGAAGCGGAGGTGTAACTATGGCTGATGTAATTGACACCGCCCAGGAGCGCGCTGATCTCGTCCTTTCCGCCCAAATCCAAGCCGCCCGCACAACTGTTGCAGGAGTTTCCGCAATGTTCTGCATCGGGTGTAATCGTCCAATACCAGAGGAACGCCGGTCAGCTCTGCCAGGGGTTGAGCTTTGTGTCTACTGCAAAGAACTCGCTGAGTTGAACGCCAGACATTACAGAGGAAACAAGTGATCGTTTTCTCTGTGGCATTACTCATCCTGGCCGGTATTAACGCCGGCTATCTGGTCATTGATATCAAAGACGGTATGTAATGCAGACCAGCCGCTTTACTCCGCAGATTAAAACGCCCGAAGTCTGGGCGTTTCCCTGGAACAAACCACGCCAGGCTGTTTCTGGCCTGGAAAGACCGCTTACCCGTGATGAATACGATCAGGGGCAAGCTGTTTTAATCAGAGTAAAAACCCTTTCTACCGACCTGCAGGAAATTTTCACAGGTCGCCATGCGTATCTGCTGAAAACTCAGGGCATTCACGCCGCCAATAAGTACCTGGTTTATACCCTTGCTCGCAGCATCCTTCCCCGCGTCGAAGCGGTTAATGCCACTCATGCAATGAATGTTAAAGCTTCCATGAAATTCATATCTGAGGCAGACACTTATCACAGCCTGCCGAGCATGAGCGATAAACCGCTGCGGCGGTTCGCACAGGGCATTGCAGGACAACTCAAAGAAATCTATGAAGACCGTTGTGATCAGCTTCTTGCTCACTACAACGGGGATAATTCGATTCTTTTTGAGGGTGATACCCAGTGCGACCTATACAGCGAAATCGCCGGTATGGCACAGGCTTTCAATGTCACGCCGATGTACTGGACAAGGTATTGCAAAGACAGGCTGGATGCCGTTTCCGCGATCGCTGCCGTGTCGCGCCTGGTTAATCCGGACTGGTGGTTACGCCAGTTTAAAGGCCAGCGCACACGCTGGCGGGAATCTTTACTGATCGCCATCGGCAAAGTGAACCGAGACGCTTCCCCCTATGCCAGTAAGCAGGCTATTCGTGAGGTACGTGCGCGCCGTCTGTCGAATCTCGACTATCTGAAAAGCTGTGACCTGGAAAACATCGAAACCGGCGAGCGTTTCAGTCTGATCGACAAAGTAATGGCGAGTATTTCAAACCCTGAAATTCGACGCATGGAGTTAATGAGTACGATTGCCGGCACTGAAAAATATGCTGCTGCGAATGGCGACGTCGGGATGTTCCTGACCATCACCACGCCTTCCAAATATCACCCGACCCGCATGGTTGGCAAGGGCGATAAAAAACGTGTACAGCGAAATCACGCCTGGGACAAAGAAGCCTATACCCCGAAAGATGCGCAGCGTTATCTGTGCGGGATCTGGAGCAAAATGCGTACTGCATTTAAGGATAGCGGTCTGTCTGTTTACGGGATGCGCGTTGTCGAGCCTCACCACGACGCGACCCCGCACTGGCACATGATGTTATTCACAAAGCCCGCTATGCGTCAGCGGGTGATCGATATCATGCGCAAATACGCCATGAAAGAAGACGGTGACGAACGCGGAGCGGCAAAGAACCGCTTTGACTGTAAACACCTGAACCGTGGCGGCGCGGCGGGCTACATCGCCAAATACATTGCAAAGAATATCGACGGTTATGCACTGGAAGGTGAGCGCGACCACGAAACAGGCGAGCTGCTGACAGATTCCGCTGCCGCTGTTACTGCCTGGGCTGCTACCTGGCGGATCCCCCAGTTTCATCCTATCGGCCTGCCTACGATGGGTTCATACCGTGAGTGCCGCCGCATCCGTTCCATCAGTCTGACTGAAACCTTTGACGAAGAAGTGGAAGCCGTTCGCGCTGCTGCTGATGCAGGTGATTTTATGGCGTACATGTCAGCCCAGGGCGGCGCTAATGTGCCTCGCGACGATCAGACTGTGCGTGTCGCCCGCCGCGTGGCTGATGAGCTGAACGCGTACGATGAGGAAGTCACAAAGGTTGTGGGCATTTTTGCTCCTCACCTCGGCGACTCCCACGTTTATGAAACCCGCACAACACAATGGCGGATCGTTTCTCCCGCCGTTGACGTTGAGGTTTTGACCTCAAAAAGCGCCCACGGCGCGCCTCGGAGTCCTGTCAATAACTGTGGGTTAGGTGGAAAGAAACAGGCTACAAATTGGCATGATAGGCAGGCAGGGAGCACCGCTACGGCGTCCACTTCTGACAACCTGCGAGTTATTGACTGGACAGACACAGCCGCCGTGAGGGCGATTGTGGCACGTATACGTGAAGAAACGCCGAAGGTGAGTAAATCACAGCGAAGTTTTGACCCGACTAAAGGCCGTGATGTTGCCCCATCGGCAAGATTGACGCCTGAAGAACGGGCGCGATTGCCTCAGATTGAACAGGAATTGCTTAAACACGATATCAAAGCTCAAAGATGGGAGCTGGAAGCATTAACCCGGGGAGCCAAAATCAGTTTTGGTGATGTTGTGATCCATCATCCCCCTCTTATGGACTGGCAGGAATTTTATGACGACTAGGACTGTTTAAACATTCATCTAAGCTATTGGTTAAAAAGTAACATTCAGTTTTTATTGGAATTTGTTAAGGAATGGTAATATTATACTGTATAAATAAACAGTGCATTGGAGTGAGTAATGGAATCCTCTCATGAGCTAAAGATGGCTTTGATAAAAATCCGGCTTATGGCTGACATAGCACAGTCAGGCCAGTGCAAAAATGACGACTACGCGCTGGTGATGGAAATGATCTCTGATATGGCCGATCGCGTTCTGGATGAAGCAGACACGCCGTCAGTGCCATTCTCTGTTTACGACGATGAAGAATAACCAGGAACGCGGGCGATCTCTCTTTGTTAGCTCTGCATGCAGTGAGTGCATGATTTTGCATTGTGATCGCCCTGCTCTTTTATCACCGCAACACCAGTGTTGGCGTGGATCACAGTGGATCACGCAACTGCATCAAAAGCGACCCATAAAGCGGGCAGGCGTGGCGGGGATAGCATTGCGCGCACAGCCACTTTAAGTGGCTGTGGCAAAAGTTTGTTGGAGCAGAAAAGAGTAAAAATTAATATTTTCATATAATTCGTAATATTTAATTCGAAGAAGTTTTGTAATCATTTTTTCAGATATGAATAAGTTTTTCAGCAAGCTCCACTAATTTTTTCCCCGAGTTGTAGTGACTGACTAGAATCATCGGATCGAGATAAATGCACTGAATCGGCATGTACCTATCATCTTGCAACTCTCCTGTCTTAGGGTCCATTAAATGTGCAGACTCAGCAGTACCTGAAATCCCAGGAAAAATAAACCAATTGTAAATTATGGCTTCAGGAAAAATATCTTTCAGGGCTCGAGCATAAAAAAATTGCTTAATTAGATCTGGCCACCCTGGAAGATTTGTCAAATTTTCCGCCCCATAATATTTGGCATCAATAATGGCAAATGTTGTTTCGTCAGAACTTCTGAGTACTGTATCTGTGCGGCCCCCTTTCTGCGTAGCAATCTGGTATTCGCCATTAATTATATAACAAGGCTTAGCCAATCTATGATTGATGTCAAATTTCCATTTCATACATGAATCAATCATATGCTCCCACATAGAATGAAATTTGCTAATCCCTATTACGAGACTGTCGTCTGAGTTGTTGCTTGCCTTTGATAGATAAGCAATAAGATCCTTCATTAACTTCATATCCCTGTCGGCATAGAGAACCCCCAGTTCCCTTTCCAATATCCGAATCTGAGCGCTATTATCTCCTGAAGGAGGTTTGATATCGGCAAGCTTCGATGGAATATTTAAATCTTTATCGAAAAAAATCCATCCAATGAGACGGTCTAACTCGCGTATAATTTCCGCATGGATTAGTGTCACTTCATCATTGTAGTGTGTGATTTTTTTACGCCCAAGGGTATCCAAGTAAACCATTGATTCACTTGAAGGATATCCCTGAATTCTGTTAATGGTACGTTTCCAATCCGTCTTACCTGTGTTTATTTGGATTTCGGAAGTACGTCTTACATAAACGCCATTCTCGACATACTCAGTTAGAAGAGTAAATGCCAATCCGAGAAATGAATCTCCCACAATTTGTTCAGATGCGCCGTCGGTAAAGGAAGACCGATTCCTGTTTAGAGTATACTTATGAATAGCATGTATTAGTGAAGCACTGATTTTTTGTTGTTCGCTACTTGCAATCGGTCCACAGTTTCTCGGCAAAAACACATCAACCCTACTTTCCCGCATAACCATACCGCAAAAATCAAGTCGATCCTGGTCGATCCGGAGCAGATTGTTTGAAACGAATGCAGTGCGGACATGGTTGGGAAGATTATTAACTGCACATCTATCTTCATGAAGAAAAATATCCATTGCTATGCACCAGTTGCATTTGGGGCTATTGAAGCAGCTATTAAAGACTCTTCGACGCTAGCTTCAAAAACGGGCAATCCTGATGAGAATGCAGTAGTAAGTTGTCCGAACGTACTTAATACATGCTCCCCGCTCTCAGTTGCGAAGATATTATGACGTTTGCCATGACGAAGCACATCTTCCCATAAGTAGACAAAAAGCTTATAGCAAAGGGTGTCATGTGTTGATTGTCCATCAACTAGATCCCCTATTGAAACAAAACGATGACCAAGCATCCGATCTTCAGGAACACCGAGTATCATTAGTTTTTCATTAATTACTTTTGCGAAATCTTTCCATTGAATTTCACAAGTCGTCCCATGGACTGGAATAAGCAGAGTGCCGGGTGTAGCTTGTTCGTAGTCAATGGGCACATACTTTATAGCCCAGCGTCGCTTGAATGCAGTATCAAGTGAGTTAACACCTTGGTCGCTGCTATTCATGGTTGCCAGCATCGTCAGGTTTGCAGGAAGGGAGAGTTTTACTATCGCCGCGGGTATGTGCGCGTTGATATAATCGAGCATGTCAGGATCAATATCGATCTCATATGTACTATCAGGATCGAGTAACTGGAATAAGTCGCCGAATACTGCAGCTGCCGGCGCCCTATTGATTTCCTCAATAATAAGAAAGACCCTCTGATTTGGATTTTTTTTTGCCTGAATATATGCATTTGTGAACGGGCCTGGGCGAAATTCGTAGCTGATGGTTCGGGTTGAGCCATTATTAGCCATTTTTGGTCGCAGGCTTCCTACGAAATCACTGTATTGCATATCGGGATGGAACACGGTACGAACTTTAATAGCTCCGATCGTTTCTTGTTCGATAGAGTAACTTTTACCAGTCCCTGGCGCGCCGAGGTAGATGGTATTTTTCTTTCTTTCAACCACTTCAATCTCAGGAGGCATAGAGATAGTGAAGTCAGAAATTACTTGCTCAAGGAATGCAATTGCAGCCTGGATATCTAAGTCACTAAATGGAATAAGTTCATCAAGGTCTTGTGGCCGTTGGTTCGTTGCAATATGCACGATTCTCGAGACCACATTAAAAAAGAGCTTAGACTGTTCTCCCGCTATAACTTTTGCCCGGGGATATGTAAATACACTCCCTGCGAGGACTCGAACCATTTTTTCGAAATATTTCCATTTAGTACACTGAACTGGGCCTGCGGTTACTATGCTATCAAACGTACGCTGATCCTCAGCTGGAATATTTCTAATAGGTGACGGATTTTGAAAAGAATAAAGAATAAATTGCTTGGCTTTATCATTGTCACGGATGTCTTTCAATGACTGGAGTATGCATTGGAATGATACGTCATGAACTTTTCCTGACGAATTCTCGATCTCGAAAAAAGAACCAGTATTGAGGAACGTTACCTTAAAACCAGACGCATCATTCCATTGATTATTTTGAATTTTTAACTGCTGGATTTGTGCTTGTGACATAGTTTTCCCCGTATAGCCGGTTTTCCATTCCATTTGCCATTCGGCGTGTTGACTGATCAAGTGTACAGTGATAGGATTTCACCAGGACAAAAACCGGATAAGGTCAACCCAAATGAATAATCAAAACAAGTCTCAGCATATCAAAAATTTGAGGGAAAGATTAGGCCTTGGCCGTACAGAATTTGCTAATCTGCTTGGGCTCAGCTCAACAGGTGAAAGAACTGTTCGTGGCTGGGAAGAAGAAGAGCATATCCCCTCTGCCGCAAAATGGAATGCAATTCTGGAAGTTGAAAAAAAGATGGTTTCGTATTTGGATAAAGCCCCTTTACGACAAAAGCCTGTAAGTGAGTCTGAATTCACATTTATTGATTTATTCGCTGGCATCGGTGGCATTCGTTACCCTTACCAACAGCAAGGTGGCCACTGCGTATTTTCCTCCGAATGGGATAAGTTTTCACAAAAAACCTATCTGACCAATTTTGGCGAAATGCCGCATGGCGATATAACAAAAATCAAAGCTTCAGATATTCCAGACCATGACGTTCTCTTAGGTGGATTTCCCTGCCAGGCCTTTTCTCAAGCAGGGCTGAAAAAAGGATTCAATGATACAAGGGGAACAATGTTCTTCGAAATTCAGCGAATCTTGGCTGCGAAACGTCCTAAGGCATTCATGCTCGAAAACGTCAAACAGCTCCAAGGTCATGACAAAGGGCGCACCCTTAAAACAATCTTGGATATCCTTACCGGTAAAGGGGATCATGATATCCCTAGTGATATCCCCATCAGCGAAGATACCCGTCAGGCACTGTCCATGAAACTCAACTACTGGGTTGATTACAAAGTACTTAGGGCCGGGGATTTTGGGGCACCTCAAAACCGTGAGCGTATTTTTATTATTGGTTTTGATAAAGATTATTTTGATGGGGTTAATTTCGACGATATATTCAATTGGCCAAAACCACCTATGTTGCCAACGAAAGTGGGTGACATTTTGGAAGATTTAAGTGGATTGCCCAGTTCAGAAGATAAATACACAATCTCCGATAAACTCTGGGCTGGACATCAAAAACGCAAACTTGGTCATGCCCAAAAAGGCAATGGTTTTGGATATTCTCTTTTCGACGAAAACAGTGAATATACAAATACTATCAGCGCTCGTTACTATAAAGACGGTTCAGAGATTCTTATCGACCAATCCCGTCAAGGGAAAAACCCGAGAAAACTGACTCCTAGGGAATGTGCACGGCTCCAAGGATTTCCTGAGGAATACATCGTAGACGCTGTCTCTCACGGGCAAATTTATAAGCAATTTGGAAACTCTGTCTGCATGAATGTAATTCATGCGGTATCGGAGCAATTGGTCAATGCCATGAAAACTGCTGAGGAACTGTCCACTAAAAATATAGATTATAAGCAGACAGGTAGCTGATCGACGGTCTATTGAAATAGTTCTATGACTGATAATAATGTTCTTTGTAGCCACAGAGCTAAAATCGATAAATGATGCCTACATCAGTAGGCATCAATCGCTAATTTTATTCCTTTCAAAAACATAGCTCTTAAATTGAATCATCCTAATATTTAACCAAGTGTTGATTTCACTTATCCTCTCCTGCAGCGGCGTCAGTTCGTTCCTAACGTACACTTGCGCCGCCTTCTCCACATCCCCAAACCCTCCGGCATTATCAGGTATGATCCCCATCATCTGCGGCGGCACACGGTGAGCGCTCAGCAGGTCATCGCGGCTGGATTTCTTGATATTGAAGAAATCATCCTTAGTGGCGACTTCACTTAAGGGCAGGATCTGAATGCCGTCCTTCTTGCCGTTAGGGGCGTACATAAACAGGTTGCGGAAGTTGCCCAGGCCTTTTGTATCCCTCATAGCCTTGCGCATTGAATCAATATCACTGCTGCTCTGCGCGGCATCGGTCATATACAAGATGTAGCCTGCATGCGCGCCGTTCTGGTAATACTTACGGCGGAACAGCGTCGCGGCCTCGTTTAACCAGGCAGAGTTCAGTGCGCTCAGGTATTCCGGCAGGCCATAAATTTCCTGATTAATGTCAGGTTCGATCAGGTGGAAGATGCTGCCTGCTGCGAACTGGTGGGGTTCCTTCCAGCCTTGTACAAACCAGTACGTCCCCTCTTCCACTCCGCGTCGCACATATTTAGCCGGTACAGCTTCAAAGCGTAACGGTTCGCCGAGCTGGTTGCGGATCAGTTCCAGGTACGCATTCCCGAATACCAGATAATCCAGCGCAAATTTGCTGAACTCCTGCTGGCTAAGCAGTGGATGCGGGATAAATGTCGAGGCCAAAATATTCCGCTTCACGTAAATCGGAGAGCTGTGATGAACGGCGGCGGGCAGGCTGCGGGCAAGGCCATCGAAACTGACCGGTGGCTCATACCAGCGGCCATTACCCGTGCATTCGATGTAATCCAGAATTTCGCGGCGGTCTAAAACAGGCGTCGGATCACCGAAGCTGAATACCTCTGCGCCCTGCTGGCTTTCAGTGGTCGTGGTCTGCGTGACTTTACGGTATTTGCGCTTGCTCATTTAGTAGAACTCCAGAATGTTCGGGCTTTGTCCACCATTGGCGGCGGTAAGTGGTTCGTTTAACAGGGCGTGCATGATTGCCCACGCCACGTCGGCGTGGCTGGCCTCTTCACTGCGGCTGGCTTCGTAGGTTGAACGGTTGCCGCTGGCGGTCATCGTTTTGCGGATCGCCATAAACGACGCAGTGATGTCTGTATGTCCGGTGTCATATTCCAGGCGGCCGGAGCTGATGGTGTCTTTTGCTTTGAGTACCAGCGCGGTTTTCACTTCGGGGCTGTAACGGATCTCACGCGCCGCAGGAAAGAACTGCTGCACAAGCTGGAATACACCCTGCCCGATGCCAGTTGCATCGATACCGATGTACTCCACAGCATAACGATTTGTGAGTTCCTCAATGCTTTTGGCCTGCGCGGCAAAGTCCATGCCTTTCCACTGATGACGCTCGAGCACGCGGAACTTGCCGCCGGATACAACTGGCGGAGCAATCACTGCACAGCCTGCGCTGTCGCCAGTGTGCGACGGGTCGTAACCAATCCAGACAGGACGATAGGCAAACGGTCGCTTCAGGTACGGGTCGAAGTCTTCCCATTCGTCCAGACTGTCCACCATGCAGCCCTGCAACTCAGCGAACGGGAACACGGAAGCCTGATCGTCTACGAACTCACACATCAGCAGGTTTTCATATTCGGCGGGACTGTATTCCAGTTGCAGCTGTTCCAAGTCGAACAGGTTACAACCACCAGACAGCGCATCTTCCACCGTCACAATCTGCCGCCACTGGCCGTCATCGCACAGCACGCCTTTCGACAGGTGAGCGTGACTTAAATCCAGGTCAATCCTGTCGGCTTTATTGCGACGGCCTTTGTTGAACAGTTCACCCGACCAGAACGGATAGGCGCTGTGTGCCAGACTGGATGGGGTGGAGAAATAGGTGCTACGCCATTTCTTATGCAGCGACATGCCGGAAGCCACTTTGCGCAGCTCCTGAAACTTAGGTATCCAGAAGTATTCATCCAGGTACAGATTGCCGGTGTAGCTCTGCGCAGTACGGACGTTAGTCCCAAGGAATATCAGGCGTGCGCCGTTCGGCAACACAATCGGGTCGCCTTTTAAATCGACATCGACCTGTCGGGCAAAGTCAATAATGTAGTTCTTAAAGACATGCGCTTGCGCCTTACTGGCCGACAGGAAAATCTGATTGCGGCCAGTGGTCAGCGCATCAATCAACGCTTCCCGGGCAAAGTAGAAGGTTGCGCCAATCTGGCGGGACTTGAGGATGTTGCGAATACGGTGCTGTAATCCGGCCTGATGCCATCCACGTTGATATTCGAACGATGTATCGATAAAGATATCGCCGAGTTTTTCGATCGCTTCATCACTGAACACATTCTTATCGGGTGCCTTTCGTTCACCCTTGTTGCGGTTCGCGACGTTCGGGTTTAAATCAGCCTCGCTGCCGGTGTGGTTGTAACGGTTCACCCTTGCCAGGCGTTCAATCTGTCGCCCTAACAGGTCGATCTCTTTGTAGTCCTTCCCCTCCTTCACATCTTTCATGACGAGTTGGATCAGCCGCGCTTCCATGCTGGTTTCCACGCGAGAAATGGGCGCAATGGCCTCCCACTGATCGCGAGTTTTCCAGCTCTGCACGGTCGGCGTTTTTTGGCTCAGCATCTCCCCGATTTGCCGCACAGAAAAACCCTGCCAGTAAAGCAGTGCCGCCTGTCGGCGCGGGTCGCTAATGATAGTGGAGTTTGAAATATTCATGCCGCCACGTTACCGGCCAGACAGCCGTTTTTCGCGCTGCCCACGTTGTGCCATCGGGCAACAACCCGCATCGGCTGGCGGCCTGCGGTGACTGTCTGGAAACTAACTCCTGTTCTCAACACTCATCACCGGAGTCAGTTACATGGCAAAGAAAGTATCGAAATGGTTCCGCATCGGGGTCGAAGGCGACACCTGCGACGGCCGCGAAATTGATGCTAACGACATCAAGCAAATGGCGGAGACGTACAGCGCGAAAGCCTACGGCGCCCGCGTCAATCTGGAGCACATCAAAGGCGTATTACCGACCAGCGATTTCCGCCGTTACGGCGACGTGATCCAGCTGAAAGCCGAACAAATTGATGACGCGGCTGAACCGCTGCTGCATGACAAATGGGCGTTGTACGCAATGATCAGCCCGACCGCGGATTTAACGCAGATGGTCGGCGACGGGCAGAAGGTTTACACCTCGATGGAGATCAAACGTAACTTCGCCAATTCCAATAAATCCTACTTGGTCGGTCTGGCCGTCACCGACGACCCCGCAAGCCTCGGTACTGAAATGCTGGAGTTCAGCCGCAAAGCCAAACAGAACCCGCTCGCCGGTCGTAAATCCGATCCGGACAGCCTTTTCACGGTTGCCACCGAAGCCCTGATTGAGTTTGAAGATGCGCCGGAAACTGCCCCTTCTCTTTTCGCCCTGGTGAAACAAAAGCTTTCACGTAAACAGGCGTCAGACGATGCCCGTCTGGCCGATGTTCACGAAGCCGTCAGCGAGGTCGCTCAATACGCTCAGACCGGACTGGATAAGCATGAAACCAGCCTGACCGACCTGCTGAGCCGCGTCGATACCCTGGAAAAATCCACCGCTGCCGAACATGACGCCCTCACTGAATTGAAAGGCAAGTTAGCGCAGACACCAGCGCAGAAATTCGGCCAGCGTCCGCACGCAACCGGCGGCGCAGGCGTAGACGAGACGGTCACCGACTGCTGACCCGACACCTTTAACACATTCTCAGGAAACACCTCATGAAAAAAGAAACGCGCTTTAAATTTAATGCGTTCCTGTCTCAGCTCGCCAAACTCAACAACGTTGACGTCGGCACGCTGGACAAGAAATTTAACGTCGAGCCGTCCGTCACCCAAACGCTAATGACCCGCTTACAGGAATCCTCAGAGTTCCTGACCCGTATCAACATCATTCCTGTGGACGAAATGATGGGTGCAAAAGTGGGCGTCGGCGTGACCGGTACGATTGCCAGTACCACCAACACTGATGCCGGTGATGAACGTGAAACAGCTGATTTCACCAAGCTGGATCAGGAAGGCTATCACTGCACCAAAACCAACTACGACTTCCACTGGATGTACAGCAAGCTGGACTTGTGGGCGCGCTACAACGATTTTCAGACCCGTTTGCGTGACGCCATTATCAAGCGTCAGGCACTGGATCGCATCCTGGTCGGCTTTAACGGTGTTTCCCGTGCACCGACATCTAACCGTGTACAGAATCCGCTGTTGCAGGATGTCGGCGTGGGCTGGCTGCAAAAATACCGCCTGAATGCCCCGTCCAAAGTGATGGGCATGATTGTCGCCGAAGACGGTACCGTGACCAATGAGGCGGTGAAAGTCGGTGGCGAAGGTGATTACAAAAACCTCGACGCGCTGGTCTTTGATGCGGTGAATGAACTGATCGACCCAATCTATCAGGACGACACCGAACTGGTCGTTATCTGTGGCCGCAAGCTGCTCGCGGATAAGTATTTCCCGCTGATCAACAAACAACAGCCGAACACGGAGGCAATGGCCGCCGACATGATTGTCAGCCAGAAACGCATCGGCAATCTTCCCGCCGTTCGTGTGCCCGGCTTCCCTGCTAACGCCATGCTGATTACCCGTCTGGATAACCTGTCCATTTACTGGCAGGACGGCACGCACCGCCGCCACGTTGAGGAAGTGCCGAAGCGTGACCGTATCGAAAACTACGAATCCATTAACGAGGATTATGTGGTGGAAGATTACGGCTGCGGCTGTCTGATCGAGAACATCGAAGTGACCGCCGGAGAAGACGACACAGCTGAAAAAGCTGATCTCAGCAAATTCACCTCGGCGATCGTTGATGCCATCAAAACTGCATCCGGTACCACCGCACCGGCAGCTCAGGAGTAAGCCATGACCAGCCCTGCCCGACGTCATTTGTTGCGGCAGTCAGCTATCGAAGCCGCGCAGCAGGATACCAGCCTGCTGCGTCATGCCACCGGCTATGAACTGCTGCTGCAAAAGCTTAATGCTGACCAGAAAGCCCTGAAGAAAGCCTATTCCGCTGAGAAAAAGGCAGAACTCAAACGCAAGATGCTGCCCGAATATGCACCATGGGTGGCGGGCGTTATCGCCGAGGGGAAAGGCGCTCAGGACGCCATCCTGATGACCATCATGATCTGGCGTATTGATGCCGGTGACTACGCCGGTGCGCTGGAAATCGCTCGCTACGCGCTTCATTACAAGCTGGCGATGCCGTTCGGCAAACGTCCTGCCGGTTATGCGCTGGCGGAGGAAATCGCCGACATGAGCACCCGCGCTCATGCTGCCGGTGAGCCGGTCAGTCTCGATGTACTGATGACCACGATGGAACTGACGGACAGTCAGGATATGCCGGATCAGGTACGCGCCAAGCTGCACAAAATTACCGGTTACCTGTATCGCGATGCGGAGAAACTACCGCTCGCCCTGCAACACCTGAAACGCGCCTTCCAGCTGAACAGCAACTGCGGCGTTAAAAAGGATATTGAGCGGTTGGAATCAGCCATCAAAAAGGCTGCCAGCAGCTAAACAGAACGCGCCCCGCGCCGGACGGCACGCCAGCCGCGACAGGTCTGTGACCTCGTTCAACGCTGGCGTCCACCGTCCCCTATTCAGAGGTCACTATGTCTCTTGTTGTACCTGCACCAAAGCCGGACGCCGCGACGGAACCCGCGATCAAAAACACGCACTTCTGGCCGGATATCAGTCCGGTGGAGTTACGCGACACGCTGCGCCTGGAAGGAACGGTGACCGCCAAACGTCTGCGCGCCGTCATTAAGTACGCTCTGACCGAAGTGAATGCCGAGCTTTACAGCTACCGCGTCGCACAACTGGCTCAGGGATACAAAACTCTCGCTGATGTCCCGGCTGACCAGATTGATGACGAAAGTATCAAAGTCTGTGCCTACCTGCGGGCGGTTTCATCCATTACGGCAGCCATTCTTGCGGAACGATATCCGAACAGTGATACCACCGATGCTGGCAGTAAAAAGGCGGAGATTGTCGAAAGTACGGTTGATGAACTGTGGCGTGATGGCCGCAATGCGATCAGCGATGTCGCTGGCGTGTCGCACTGTGTGATCGGGCTGCTCTGATGAAAGTCTATGCCGAACAGGGCGACACCGTCGATTCGCTCTGCTGGCGTTACTACGGGCGCACCGAATCGTTGATGGAACAGGTTTACGCGGCTAACGTTGGCTTAGCTGCTCGCGGGGCAATTTTGCCCCATGGCTACGCGGTGGAGCTGCCGGATATTACTCAGGCCGCAGTCAGCGAAACCGTCTCACTTTGGGACTGATGACTATGGAGCGCATCACCTCGTTTATTTGTTATTGCGTCGCGGCCTTTCTTGCGTGGCTCGGCGCAATGTCACCGCAGGATATCGCCTTTCTGGTGGGTGCAGGCGTCGGCGTCGCGACCTTCCTGGTGAACTGGTACTACCGGCGCAAAACGTACCGCCTGCTGAAAGCCATGGGCGTCAGGGGGGACATTAATGCAGCCATCAATCGTTAGACGCTGCGCCGTCGCCGCCGTCCTGGCGATTGCCGCGCTGCTGCCGCAAACGCAGACGCTGAAAACGTCCGCCGCCGGTCTGGCACTGATTGCCGATTTTGAAGGCTGCCGCCTGTCTGCCTATCAGTGCAGCGCGGGCGTCTGGACAAACGGCATCGGGCACACCGCAGGCGTGAAACCGCAAACGCAAATCAGTGAACGTCAGGCCGCCTTGAATTTGGTGGTAGACGTGATGCGGGTGGAGAAAGGCATTGCCCACTGTATGCCGGTTGCCATGCCGCAGCCAGTGTATGACGCCGTGGTGTCGTTTGCGTTCAACGTCGGCGTGACGGCGACATGTAAATCCACCCTGGCGTTTTTTATCAGCAAGGGGAAATGGCGGGACGCCTGCGAGCAGTTGCCGCGTTGGGTGTTTGTGAACGGTGAAAGCAATACCGGCCTGAAGCGCCGCCGCGCGAATGAGCTGGCCTACTGCCTGCGGGGAGTCTGATGCGCACTTTAATTTTATTACTGCTGGCAGCCTGCGCGCTGGCGGGGCTGCAAACCTGGCGTATTGGTGGCCTGCATGACGAAGCTGACCAGGCGCAGCGCATTATCGGCACACTGTCCGCCAGTATTGAAAGCCGCGACAACGCCATTCACCGCCTGAACGATGAGGCCGTGAGGCGCGAACGCCAGGAACAGAGCCTGCGCACCCAGCTCTCACGGGCGGGTGAGCAGGCACGCGTCCGTGAAGTTCACATTCAAAGGTTACTTAATGAAAATCAGGATATGCGCGACTGGTATGGCGCTCGCCTGCCTGACGGCATTGGCCGGATGCACGCCCGCCCCGCCTTCGCCAGCGCCGCAGATTATTTACGTTGGCTGTCCGGCGGTGACGAGCTGCCCGATACCGGCAAGCTCACCCGCCACTAACGGCGATTTAAGCAGTGATGTCAGAAACCTGGAGGCCGCGCTGACAGCCTGCGGCCTCCAGGTGGAAGCGGTCAAACAATGCCAGGAGGAACACCGTGTTAAAACCCGCCCAACTGAGAAAAGCGTTAACTGATGCGGTGCCGGTGCTACAAACCAGTCCCGACACCCTGCGGATGTTTGTGGATAACGGGCGTATCGTTTCCACGTTAGCCAGCTCGCTGTCGTTCGAATACCAGTATCAGACCGAGCTGCTGATCACCAACTTTGCCCAGGACTGCGATCTGATTATTGTGCCAATCCTGGCGTGGTTGCGTGAGAATCAGCCGGACATCATGGCGACACCAGAAAAACAGCAGACCGGCTTTAAATTTAAGGCCGATATGCTCGATGATGGTGCCTACGATATCGCGATTGATGTGCAGCTCACCGAGCGCGTAATTGTGAAACAGATTGATGCCGGTCTGTACGTGGAGCATTTTCCGGAACCACCTCTGCCGGAGCCGGTGGAAAGGCCGCGTGAACTGTATCTGCACGGCGAGTTAGTGAGTCAGTGGGATGAGTGAACTGTCAGCGTTTGATAGCCGCCTGGCGGGGCTGATTGCCGCGTTGTCACCACAAAGCCGTAAGGCGTTGGCTGCGACCATTGCGAAGCGTCTGCGCAAACATCAGCAGCAGCGCATTAAGCAGCAGGTCACGCCAGAAGGGCAGCCCTTCACCCCGCGCCGCCCGCAGCCTTTACGGGCAAAGAAAGGCCGCATCAAGCGGGAAATGTTTGCCAAACTGCGCACGGCGAAATACATGAAAGCTAAAGGGACTTCTGAGGACGCAGTGGTGGAATTCACCGGCCAGGTTCAGCGCATGGCAAAGGTGCATCAGTACGGCCTGCGGGATCGTCCATCGGTGAGGGCAAAAGAAGTACAGTATCAGGCGCGCCCGCTTTTAGGGCTGGACGCGGAGGATATGAAAATTGTAGAAGAAGAATTACTAATACTTATTAGCTCACGCTTCTCCTGACATAACTGCGGCACAGAGCCAACCCTAATCTACAGGCAGCTCTGTGCCGGGGTGGACGTTGTTGGCATCTCGCTATGCTAAGCCATGGGCACAGGTTAACGGCGAATGTACATACAAAGTTCCAGTCAGATGTATGAATAAAAGTATAAGTTGTTAGAGTAGTTAGAAAAGTACTGCGCTAATCATATTAGTTGATAGTGACTCAGGTGCAATATCTTGCGGCCGATTAACCTGAACACCCCAGCTATAAATAATGCCTAAAAATAGCCGCCATAGGATTGCTCTAAAAGGAGTATTTGGTCTGTACGAGAGGATTTGAACTTCACCCCTCGACAGCCTATTATGAAAACTTAAAATTAGTGCTATTTTAAAACTCTAGATATCATTAGCGGCTTTTAAAAAATAATCTAGAATTAGCGGAGGTGTTGTAATATTCAATTCGAAGGCTTATCTAAACATTCATACAGCCAAAGAAATAATTTATTTATTTCACGGATAGCTTCAGTTATGTAATTCGAGGAAATCATTATATTGTTATTTTTTAGAGAAAGGTTTGGCGTGTTGGAAATAATATTATTCAATGAGGTGGTGGAGGACATCGCGTTAATATCCCCATTTGCATGAACTATGCAATTCCGCACCTTGTTCAAGTCTACAATGAATTGCCATTCTTGTGACTTACCGAAGTCTAAACCCATTAGTTTTGTTAAATACTTCTTTGCTTTAGTAATACCATCACCATTAAAATCCGTAACTGATATATTCGTTCCCTTAAACTTTTGGCAGATATTACAAAAATCGTTAAGATTATGTTCCAAGCATGAATACAAGGACACTAAAGCAGATTTATTGAATATATTTGGTTGGATGTTGACTAAAAAGTCATATTGTTCTGAATAATATTCATCTAAATACTCAACATAATCATTTGAAGCACCTTTTTTATCATCCTCATATGCTTCTTGTAATTTTGATAAGTCAATTCCATGTTGAGATCCTGCTCCCAAGATATATTTTTCGAAATCATCAAGTTGTGCTTGAAGTGAATATTTTGATAGCTGTGCAAGAAAATTGTTTTTAATCATTGAAACACCACCCTTATTTATATTTAAATATTAGATAACGCCTTTTTATTGTATCATACCCAATTAATTTATGAAATTTTATTCATCTATTGTTAATTGGCTAATATAGAACAATATTGAATGTCCGCACCTCACTCAAGCCAGAATGTCAGAGTTGATCATGTCCTACCTACAAAATGTGTATGCTCAGATTTGAGCTAATACTCCTCAGTCAGTGCCCCCCACGTTGTGCCACCCCCCATCAACCCGCCCCAAATTGTATGCCGCCTGACAGGGCGGCATTCTTTTATCCATGAATACATCCATTCCGAAACACGACATTCCGCGCCTGCTGCGCAATTTGATCCGCATTGGCACCGTTGCCGAGGTGGATTTAGTTGCGGGCACCTGTCGCGTAAACACCGGCGGCAACGTCACCGACTGGCTGCACTGGCTGACTTCCCGCGCAGGGCGTTCCCGTGCCTGGTGGGCACCGTCCGCCGGTGAGCAGGTTTTGCTGTTCTGCCTGGGCGGCGAGCTGAATACCGCCTTTGTGATGCCAGGCGTTTTCTCTGATGAATATCCTGCGCCGTCGGCGTCCGCCGATGCGCTGCATGTGTCATTCCCTGACGGCGCGGTAATCGAGTACGAACCTAAAACCGGCGCGCTGCTGGCAACAGGTATGAAATCCGCCACGGTGAACGCTGCCGATAAGGTGGTTGTGACTGCTCCGCTGATTACCTGCACGGCGAAAACGCGCATCACGCTCGACACGCCGGAGGTGGTCTGCACGAAAAAGCTCACCACCGGCACTATCGAGATTAAAAAGGGCGGCACCATGACTGGCAACCTCACCCATTCAGGCGGGAGCATCACGTCAAACGGCATCGTTGTTCATACCCATAAACATAGCGGCGTCCAGACGGGCGGCGGCAGCACCGGCGCACCGACAACATAAAGAGGATTGTATGAGTAAGAATCTAAGAGTTTTTCTGTCTGTTTTCGCTGCAACGACAGCGGGCGTCATGCTGGCAAACGGGACGCCTGGCTGGTGGTTGGTGGGTGTTATTGGCCTCTATTTATTGTTCAAAAATGACTAACGCGAAATACATCGGCCTGGCTCGCGACACAGGGCGCAGCGTCGAAGACCTGGCACATATTCAGCAGTCGGTAAGCGACATTCTGCGCACGCCCGTCGGTTCCCGCGTCATGCGCCGCGACTATGGTTCACTGCTATCGATGCTGACTGACCGCCCGCAGAATGCTGCGCTGCGCCTGCAAATCATGGCGGCCTGTTACAGCGCGATCCTCAAGTGGGAGCCACGCGTCAGTTTGACCGGCATCACCTTTGAAACGACGTTCGACGGAAAAGGCGTGGTGGAACTCACCGGCACCCGCAAAGACACGTCCGCCGCCATTTCCTTAACCCTTCCAGTGAGCTAACCATGGCAACTATCGACCTGAGCCAGTTACCCGCCCCCGACGTGGTGGAGGTGCTGGATTACGAAATCCTCCTGGCGGAACGCAAAGCCACGCTGGTGTCGCTGTACCCCGAAGACCAGCAGGCCGCTATTGCCCGCACGCTGACCCTGGAGTCTGAACCGATTGTGAAGCTGCTGGAGGAGAACGCTTACCGCGAAGTGATCCTGCGTCAGCGGGTTAATGAAGCGGCGCAGGCGGTGATGCTGGCCTATGCCACCGGAACAGACCTGGACAATATCGCCGCCACGTTCAGCGTGGAACGACTGACGATCACGCCTGCGGATACGGTCAGCGTGCCCACCGTGGCGGCAGTCATGGAAAGCGATGCTGATTTGCGTATCCGTGCGCAGCAGGCGTTTGAAGGGTTGAGCGTGGCCGGTCCGGTGGGTTCCTATGAGTATCACGGGCGCTCGGCTGATGGACGCGTGGCGGATATTTCGGTGATCAGTCCGTCGCCTGCCTGCGTGACGATTTCCGTGCTGGCACAAACCGGCAACGGCACCGCCCCCGCTGACCTGCTGGCCGTGGTTCAGGCCGCGCTGAATGACGAGAACGTGCGCCCCGTGGCTGACCGCGTGACCGTCCAGTCTGCCACCGTGGTCAGTTACACCATTGATGCCGTGCTGTATTTGTTCCCTGGTCCGGAAGCCGAACCCATCCGCGAGGCCGCCGAAGCCAGGCTTATCGCCTACACCACCGCGCAGCACCGTTTAGGCCGTGACATCCGGCTGTCCGCCATTTATGCCGCGCTCCACGTTGAAGGCGTGCAGCGGGTGGAGTTGAAAAGCCCCGCTGCTGACATCGAGCTGGATAAAACGCAGGCGTCATTCTGCACCGCGTACACCCTGAAAGTGGGCGGTTACGATGAGTGATCGCCTGCTGCCCGCCGGTTCCTCCGCGCTGGAAGTCGCCGCCGCCGATGCCTGCGCGGAGCTTGAAAACGTGCCGGTGCCGCTGCGGCAGCTCTGGGATCCGCTGACCTGTCCGGCAAAGTTTTTACCTTATCTGGCGTGGGCGCTGTCGGTTGACCGCTGGGATGAAAACTGGCCTGTCGCCACCAAACGCCGCGTCATTCAGTCGGCCTGGTTCATTCACTGCCACAAGGGAACCATCGGCGCCATCCGGCGCGTGGTGGAGCCGCTCGGCTACCTGATCAACGTGACCGAGTGGTGGGAAACGAATGACGAACCGGGGACGTTTCGCCTGGACATCGGCGTGCTGGAAACCGGCATCACCGAAGAAATGTATTTAGAGATGGAGCGGCTGATAGCCGATGCCAAACCCGCAAGCCGCCACCTGATCGGGCTGACCATCACCCAGGACATCAAAGGCGATGTTTACATCGGCGCGGCGCAATACCTTGGCGAACTGCTGACCGTTTACCCCGCATAAGAGGACGATATGAGCACATTTAAATCCGTTGTCACCACGCTCGGGCAGTCGCGCATTGCGGCAGCCATTGCGGCGGGAACTGACATCAACATTACGCAGCTTGCCGTCGGTGACGGCAACGGCAAGGCGACCACACCCGTCGCCACGCAGACCAAACTGGTTAAAGAGGTGTACCGCACGCCGCTCAATTCCTTAAAGCTGGATCCGACCCATGGCAACTGGGTGATTGCTGAGGCGGTGATTTCCGCAAGCGTCGGCGGCTTCTGGATGCGTGAAATGGGGCTGTTTGCTGACGACGGTGCGCTGATTGCCGTCTGTAATATGGCGGACACGTACAAGCCAACTTTGGCGGAAGGTTCAGGCCGCACGCAAACGTTGCGGATGGTGATTGCCGTCAGCAACACCGAGGCTATCAGCCTGCTTATTGATGACTCGGTGATTATGGCGACTGAGCAGTATGTGAATGACCTGCTGGCGGCACATGAAAAATCCCGTAACCATCCCGACGGTACGCTGACAGCAAAAGGTTTTGTGCAGCTTAACAGCTCGGTCAGCAGTACCAGCGAAACGCTGGCGGCGACGCCAAAGGCGGTGAAGACCGCCAACGACAATGCCAACACCCGCGTCCCTTCCACCCGCAAAGTAAATAACAAAGCGCTGAGTGCTGATATCACTTTGGCGGCGGCGGACGTGGGCGCGGTCAGTAATATTCTGGTGAACGTCGATAACGCCACGGTGAAGAAAATTTATGACCCGTCGATTGTTGCACTGACCGGCGGCGTCACCCTGGCGGGCTTTTTTGATGATCACCCTTTGGGCGCGACCTTTCAGGCGGCGGATACGCTGATGACCTATCGCCGCTGGTATGACGCGGGGGCGGCGCTGACCCAGTATCTGCACTGCACAAGCGGCACAATTTACGTGCGCGTGGGGGTTGTCAGTAAAACGGATCCGGCGGGATGGCAATGGCGTCAGACCGACGGCGTGCTGCCGTTCGGATGGCGCAAACTTTACGACACCGCCAACCCGCCGACGGCTTCTGAGGTGGGTGCGCTTCCTGTCGCGTCCGCTGTTCTCGGCACGTCCAATATCAACACGTTTAACCTGGCAAAAATTGGCCTTTACGTGCAAAGCACCGGCGCGAATGCCACGGTAGCAAACGGCTATCCGGCAGGTTCGCAGGCAGCGGGCGTGCTGGAAGTGATCCCCGCGTCCTGGACGGGCGGCGTACTCCAGCGTTACACGGTGCAAAACACCGGCATGGTGTGGACGCGTGCGCTGAATGCGTCCTGGAATGGCAAAGATGGACCATGGCGCGACTGGGTGCAGGCCAGCGCCGTCAATTCCGTTAACGTCCCCACGTCTATTCTGACCGGCACAGATATTAATACGTTGGGTTTTGCCAGCGGCAATTCAGGCACGGCGATTTACTCGCAGCCTAAAAACGTCAATGCGACGGCTGCGCTGCATTATCCTCAAAGCATCGCGGGAACGTTATACGTGACACCAAGCGCCTACGGCTGTCAGCAGATGTATGTCACGTTCACCGGCAATATCTGGAACCGCGGATTGTCCGGCGACTGGAACGGTGTAGATGGTCCATGGAAGGAGTGGGTGCCGACCTACAGCGCGAACAACAAACCCACTGCTGCTGATGTTGGTGCGTGGACGGCAGCGCAAAGTGCCGCCAGTGAAAAGGCGCTGTCTGATGAAATTGCAACGGCCTTTAAAATCCGCACGAACCTCACCGCAGCGGATACCCCGAACACCTTGCGCGGCAGCGGCATGTTCGGGCATTACGGCGTGCCAGGTGTTGCTGCGGCGACCACGGACAAAGGCTATCCGATGAACGGTTTTGTCGGCGTGATTTTCGTGACCTGGGGTCCGAATGCGACGCAGCAAATTGCCTTTAACAGTAACGGGCGGCAGTTCACCCGCTACGCGACCGGAGCGTGGAACGGCGTTGATGGTCCATGGTCTGCCTGGAATGAAATGTACGGTCAGGCAAATAAACCGACACCTGCTGACGTTGGTGCGTTGCCATCGGGAGGCACAGCCGTCGCAGCGACGAAACTCGCCACCGCACGCAAGATTGCCGGTGTGGCGTTTGACGGCACCAAAGACATTTCGCTGAATGCGGACAACGTTGGGGCTTTTCCCCGC